GCCTAGTGAAGGTTTGCCTGCGCCAGCGGGCGGTGCGGTTAGATCATCTGCATAAGTATCGTCGTACTTGGTTTGCTGGCGCAGGGCGTATTCTTTTGATTGCCTTACTACATCGCGCATTTGCTCATCTAAATTGCCCGCTGCGGGGTCAATTTTTTGCACGGCATCGCTAACAAATTTCCATTCTTGCACTGCCATGTTGCCAAGTTTGCCTTCTTGAGATGCAAGTTGGCGACCCAACGCCATAATTTTGCCCTTAAAAGTTTCAAGTTTTTGCAACGCTTTTTTTGCATCACCAGAAGGTAATGCTATTGCGTTAGTCAGCGCGTTAAATCCCGTAATACTATTTAACCCCGGAGCGGGCGCAATCTTTTTATCCGGGTTTCCAACCAATTCATCAGTTAGCTTTTCTAACTCGCCAGTCACCGCAAAAGCACCCGTTACTATATCCTTGTCGGACACTTTGCCTTTGTTATATTTCAGCCTTTGTCCTTCAGTCATAGGCTTTTCAATCATATTTGCTGGCTTTTTATTTACCGCATTTTCGCGGCTAACCAAAATTGGGTTGCCATCCGGCCCCTCAATAGCAACTAACGGTGATTCTGCGCGAGGTTGCGCGGGCGTTCGAGTTGCTTCTTTAAGTTTACGTTCGTACTCAAAAATGTCGCCTTTAAAACCTTGCTTAACCGCAGCGTTGTAATTTCGAATCAAATCTGTGTCTTGACGTTCTGGCGCGGTAAACACTGCGTTACCGCCGCGAACCAAAGAACCGCCAAGTCCAACTACATGGCCTTTTTGTAATTCTTCCAATTCCTTAGTAAGGAAAGAAATTTCAGTATTTGCAGCGGGTACGTTAGGAAACGAATTTTTTAAGTAAATAATTCGTCTTTGAATATCGCCAGGCGTTTGCGCTTGCCCGATAGGGCTATTGGTTGGCGCAACTTTAGCCGCAAGCATATTACCGTCAGGCGTAGGTGTAGGTGCAACTTTAGCCGCGAGCATATTACCGTCAGGCGCAGTTTCACCACCAAACGCAGCGGCAGGCGCGGCTGCTGGTGCAAACCCTTGCTCAAGGTTATACCGCTTACGTTCTTGAGCCGCCGATACAGCTTGTTGAGCCTTTATCATTAATTCGGGATTACCCGTATTATTTGCATATTTTTGGAAACTTAACGCAAGAGCTTCAGGCTCACCTGTCATGCCATGTTTTGCAGAATAAGCTATAAATTCATCTAAACCAGCTTGACTGCGTTTAAACCGCTCCATTTCCATGCCAATTTTTTCTGTCTGCTGTTGGCTTGACAACAGCTGCTGTTGAGCCATCTGTTGGCGTACAGCATCTTCACGCCCGCGCTGTACGCTGCCCGCAATTTCGCCAGGTAAGTTTTGGTTTATAAGACCGAAATTAAGTTCTGCCATGATCAGTCCTTATGTCCAATATCCTGGGTCTGCGTATTCGCCTATTGCCAAAGGATTACCCGCAGCGCCGCCATTTACGCCTGTATTTCCGTAGTTAAATATTTTTCTAAAGTCAGGTGTATTTTTGCCATATGCGCTGCCGATACCTGCAAAAGCGTTGCCGTAGGCGTTAGACCCGATCATGCCTGCGTTAGCTACGTTACCAGCTTGGCTGATCAAAGCATTGCCAATCGTGTTGGCATTATTTGCGCCCGCAGCATTGGTCAAATTAGTAGCGGATTGGCCTATGCCAGCCATATTCGCTTGACGGTTGTACAGTTGATTTTTGCTAGCTACGTCAGTGTTGTAGCTATTAAACGCCCGGTTGTACGCATTGCTGTACTCGCCAGATGCGGCGTTTTGTGCGTAGTCCTGCATAGCCTTGAGCGAAGTGCCCGAAACCAGACCGCCACGCCCAGCGTTGTTGCCATGCGCCATAGCCCGTTGTCCTTCTGACAATCGGAACTGGTAGCCTGGGTCGCTGTACATGGCATCGCCGTTAAAGCTAAACGCGCCCGGCAAGTCACGCGCTGTTCGCTGCATTTCTGCCAGCGCGTTATAACCTGCTTGGCGGTACGGCGCTTGATCTTCGCGCATCTGTTGGTACTGCGCGTTTTGAAGCTGGGTTGCCCGGTCAGTAGCCGCGCCAGTTATGTTGGCCGCGTTTTGAGCGGCATCTGCTTGTTGACCTGCGCTAAATAGACCAGCAGCAGCGGGGACGATAAACGACCAAGGCATAATTTACTCCTGAAGGCACTGAGCCAATTCACGGGCTTGCGTGTCATCGCCAGCCACTATTAATACTTCATCAATTTCGTCAGTATCGGTGCAATCGGTGGCGTGAATACAGTACCACACAATGTCTGTTAACGATTTTACGCCATGATGTTTATTTGCTTTGATGGTCAAACAAGCCGGGGCATGAACAATTGATTTGACATCATCAACCATTAGCTCAATTGAACCGCTGGCAAGAATAGATAGGTGGTCAAACTTATGTTTGTGTTGCACAAGGATATACCCCGCAGATATCCGCGTTTCTTTGGTGTACACGCCAGCGCTGAAGTGATGATAAATCATTCGTTAATACCCTTTTACGCCGCTTGCATGATGACCCAATTAGTGCCATCTGACACCATTGTCGCCCACTTTCCAACAACAGCGGAAAGAATTGCCGTGCCAGGCGTTGCGCTGTTAATTGGCGCAACATTACTTGATGCTGACACCAGCAACTGAGCTTGCAAATTTTTAAACGCAACTTGCCGCCCAACATAAGCAGATGCAGCGGGCAAGGTAACAGTGCAAGTTGAGCCTGACTTGTTGTTGATTACCCAATATTCAGTATCTGCCAAGGTAAAGTCAGCCGTCTTGGTAACTGGCGCAGAAATAGGTGATGTTGCCCAAGCAGGCACACCAGCCGCAACGGTCAGCACCTGGCCCGTTGTGCCTACTGGCAGCTTTGCCAGAGTGGTCGTGGTGTCTGCATACAGCACATCGCCAACAGTGTAGGAAGAATATCCAGTACCTCCGTAGGCGGCGGCTAATTTGCCGCCTAACGCTACATTACCAACAGTACCTGTTGATGGGGTTAACCCTGTTAAACCGCCTGAAAAACTTAAAACGCCGCCGTTGGCAATAGAAATTGCGCCTACTCCGTTGACAATGGTGATGCCAGTGCTGGCGGTTAAAGTTCTTAACGTGTACCCGTCCCCGTTGCCGATCAGCAATTGGCCGTTGGCTGGGATGGTGGTTAAGCCTGTACCGCCGCTATTGACGGGAGTAACGCCTGTGCCTGAACCCGTAAGAACAAACTGGCTGTAAAAAAATAAGTACCATTCTCGCGTCACCAAACCCGTTCGCTGGTCAAGCAGCGGCACTCGCGGCGCTGTGATCTGATTAGCGTTTGGAGCTGTGGCCATCAGGCATTCGTGGGGCTAATGATTAGCTCCGCGCCCATAATGACTGCCTTGACCGGATCTGTTTGAGATACCTCATAAACCCGGTCACGCAACTTGACCGTCATGCCTAACTTACGCCAAAAGACGCGGCGGTAATACTCGCCAATTTTGCCCATTTTGGATAAATGCTCGTTAGACCAAGTGTGGCCGCCATCGTCAGACCAGCGCAGCATGATCTCAGGATCGCTGCCTTGACCGTCGTTTAAGCCAGTGCCTGACTCACAATTGAGCTGTAGGCTGTGTTGGCTTGAGCGTTTAAGGTTGTTTGTGCCTGTAGGCAATGCCCTCCATGACCGCAGCCACTTCTGGATGCTGCCATTGTCAGCGTACACGTTAAGGTCAAACGTGTAAATGTTGCCGTTTGAATAGTCACCGACTACTGTATTGCCCCCAAAATTGCACTGGCAGTTGCTGCGATGACGAGTAAATTGCCCCGCCACAGTGTCCCAGCCTGCACGCTCATGCCAGGCTTGGGTGGCCACATCGTAGACCCAAGTGGCGTTAGCTGACGGGAAAGTCAAAACGTAAAACGAATGGCCTTCCTGTTGGTAGGTGTAAGCTAAGGCATCCGAGATGTTGCCGTATTGCGCGATGGCGTACTCAATGGCGTGTGTCGATACCCGCTCCGCAGTGTATCCGTTAGCCCGGTAAACAATACCTTGCCCACGGGCATCTGTTCCCAGCCAGAATAATCTATTGTCTAATTTGGCAACCGAAAATGCGGCCACGCAACCAGTCTCGTTAAACGCGCCTTGAATGGGCGACAATGGAAAGTTGGCCAACCCTGCGTTGTACCAGACCTCAACAGAATCTGTGCCAAACACCCACATCTGGCGGTGATCGGCGTTGACCGCTACCACACCGTCCGGCGAACCATCAGCAGACGCAAAATCCAAGGCGTTAAACACCAGCGGATAGATGTAGTCGCCGTTGGCCGGGTTTACCGTATCCACGCTCCAAATCCGCTGGGTGTCTGGCTCGTTAAAAACAAACAAGTTGTCAATGTACGCCACAGTTGCAGCGCCGGGGAAGTTGGCATCAGTAATCTGATTAAACGTGTTTGTTGGCTCGTAGTACGTGTAGCTAGGGCCATTGCAAGCAAAGAAGATGACCGCGCCGTTGTCGGCAATGGATACCGGGCCAGTGCCTGACACATCACCAATCTTGGTGGGCGTAGCGGTTAAACCAGTCAGTTTGTAGACCTCAGTGCCCGATACCACGTAAAAGTCACTGCCATTGGTCTGGTGCGCCCACAAGCCTCGGATAGGGCCTGTGCCTACGGTCTGTTGAAACTTTAGCCCTGGCGCTCGATTAAAGAACCCGGCGGTCAGACCGTTATCGGGTGTGGCTTCGGGAAAAAGATTGACGAGCCGATTGTCCGCAGCGTTGATACTGCGTGCGACATAAGACGCGCCCAGAATCGGTGTTTGCATCAGTAATTCCCGGCGTACACGTTAAAGCGCTGACGAGTCGCCACAATTGCATACGGCATCGACATAACATCGTCAGGGTTGTTGATGCGCTTCAGATTGCGCTTGCTGGTCATGGCAATCCGCTGTACTTGAGGGCTTGGCTCAACGCCAAACTCAGGCGCAATTTCCATTGCAAGGTTGTAGACAAACGCCCGCAAATAACCTGGTGGAAACAGCAATTCAGTTACCAAAGAAGCCGGGTTGCTCAACTCTTCAACTGAAATAAAGTGCCACTCCAACTCCCGTGTAGGTTTTGGATAGATATACATATCAATATCAGGATATGTCATGTTGATAAACAACACTTGTGGATACGTGGAAGTGACCGTTTTTACAGCAATACCGTCATACTGCTGTTGATTAATCATTTTTATGCCGAACGACACATTGGTGCTGGGGTCGCGGAAGTAAGTTGCCTCATCAAGCAAAACGGGGCGATTGCCCACAAAGTTACCCGATGGCCCAAGCGTGCGGCTAATTGAGCCTGACGGCCATGTAAACACTTGATCTTGCGTAGAAAAGACAGACAAGCGCTCAGTATTCCAACTGTCGGTCATCTGGTTCAACGCGGTCAACGCATCTTGCGATGTGGCCGCAGATGGCGTTTCACCTTCAGCTAGCACACCCAGCAACCGTAATGCTCGATTGATCTGGTCACCAGCCGTAAAAGTAGCCATGCTCAAACTCCTTCAGTTTCACCTTTGCGGGTGTATTTGCGCTTTACAACCAGTGTATTAACCGCCGCTTCTTCAGAGTTTGAAGGCGTGTCTGGATTGTAGCGTACCCATCCATTTTTTTCGTCCGCTTCAGCTTCCTGCTCCATTGTGGCAATCTTAGCCCCATGAACCAGGTGAGTCATAACAATGTTCATGTTTAAAGACGGGGGTGATTAGCCCCCGTTTAATTAAGACGCGCCGTGAATGATGGCGTAATTAATGATGACTGCTTCAGAGTAAGAAGTAGACGCTGTTAAATTTCGCAACGTGATCAAAGCAGATCCAGCAGCCAAATACGAAACGTATGTGGTGTACGCCCCAGCCGTAGTGCCCGTAGTATTACTAGAAATGCACACAATGATCGTGTCATTGATAGAGATCAAGCTATTGGTCAAAATGAAAGACACTGCGGTGGCTCCTGCCAACGCTGCATTGTTCATTGTGATACGGCCAACGCTGTTATTCAGCGTCACGCCTGTGGATTTGCTTGTGGCTTGTGTCACAGCACCTTGAGCTGCTGCGCTGTAGCCAATTTCTTGGCTTGCGTAGCAAGTAGTAAATTCAGGGTCGCTATACGCAACGCCGACTGCTTGTGTATTTGACATGATGTTTATCCTGTTAAAAATGGGAGCCGAAGCTCCCATTTAATTACATACGATACAAAGACCAAGCAGCGTCACCTGTCTTGCGTGCGCGGAAAGCTGCCGAAGTGCCAGCAGTTGCGGCAATTGTCATCAAACCTTGCGAACCAGATGAACCGATTGACCAACCAGTAGCCGTAGTTACGGTAATAACGCCAGAACTAGAGCCATCGACATTAATGATATTGAAATCAAAACTTGCATTGACGGGCACGCTTGGGAAAGCTGCGTCCATTAAAGCGCAAGTTGGCAATGTGTATGCCGCTGCGGATGTGCCTGGTGAACCAAGAATAATCTTGGTAGCCAGTTGAGCCGCTGTCAAAGTTGCAGCGCCTGCGGGGACAGTTGCAGGAGTAGCTTGGGGCTGGAATTGAATTTCAGTCAGATTGCCGTCACCGAGTTGGTAACCGCCAGAACCATTAGGTAAAGCCATGATAATTTCCTTAAAAAGTGTTATGGAATGAAGCCCCCGAAGGGGCATTCAATTAGCCCCAGAGACGCACGCCCATTTGTGGGCGAATGACGCTAAAGCCGTACAGAACGTCGATACGGCAAGGCATACGGTCATTGTTGATGTCGTACTGACGCACAACACGCAAGCTGATACCGTTGTGAACTGCGCGAGCAGCCATGTCAACACCTTGGGGCAGCAACAGGTCAGCCGTAGCAAACGTGATGGCATCCTTGTGGTAGATCATGTTCTGTGGGTACTGGGTTGAAGCAGCACCAACAAACACAACAGCCGCGCCGTTAGCAGGCAGAGTGTCAACGGTAGCGAGGGCGTTAGCAGCCGAGTAAATCGCAGCAACAGTCACAGTGATAGCAGTGCTAACAGCGGTAGCGTCAGCAGCGGCAACAAACTGGAACAAAGAACCAGTTGATTCACGGGTTTGCGGGTTTACAGAATAAACGCCAGCAATCGTAAATACATCACCTTGCTTGACGGTCACGCCAGAACCAACGGTCATTGCAATAGACGTAGCGCCTTCAGCAGTCACAGCAGCGGAAGTTGTGCCGCCAGTAGCAGCACGCGAACCAGTTGTGAATTGCTTGATTGACTGAGACATATTGATCTCGTCATAGCCCAGAACGCCGGTGCCCATCATGCCGTTTTTGAATTGCTTGCTGATGGTTTCCGTTGGGTTGAACAGACCTTTCAAACCTTCAACAAGACCAGCGTTAGCGGCAGGGTTGACAGTAGCAAAGCGCGGATTCATTACAGCGGCGTTTTCGTTCAGCTTCTGTTGGGCTTGGAGCAGCACCAGCGAAGTTGCTGGGGTTGTACCAGGTGTACCAACGGTGTTACCAATGTACTTGTAGCTGTTGGCCACGTCAGCGTCGATGGACGATGCCAACTGGCTGATACGGGGTTTCAGTACGCGCTCTGCAAAGTCGTCCAATTGCATGGTCAGTTCAGCAGATGTGAAGTTGACACCGATATGCTTTTGGGTGGAGACAGTCAGGGTGGTGTATTGTTCGTTGTCGTCCTGAACTTGCAGGGCAGCACCGTCAGTTACCAGAGCGCGGTCAGGCAGGCGAATACGCAGCGTAGAGCCGATTTTCGCGCCTGCAACAGCAAAGCTGTCGTCGTACTGGCGGTTTACGTTGCGGGTGATCACCAGGTTGTTCTCGAGGATTTCGAGACTTTTCCGCGTGATCATGTCAATGGTGAGAATACTATTAGCCATAAAAAGTCCTTAAAAAGATTTAGCGGTTCTGCGCTTCCCACTTCTTTTGCTGGCGGCGGCGTTCAGCTTCAATCCATTGCGAATCAGTCATGGTCTTGATAGACCGTGGATCCGTAGTGTCATAAGCTGGCGATCCCGAAGATCTTGCAGTCACTGGCGAAATAGGCGTTGGTGCAGAAGTTGTTTTCCTAACTGGAGGCGTTGAAACCAATTTGGCTTCAATTTTTCCAATCTCTTTCGCCTGGCTCAAGGGTGTCATCCGTGAGATACGTTCCGCTTCCTTGGGGTTTGAGCCGAGATAGTACGCTAACTCAGGCCCAATCTCAGAAGACTGGATCGTTTCAGCCATCACGTTCGTGACTGGAAGTTTGGGGTTATAGGCGACTTGTTCAAAATCGTCGTACTTAGTCCGAGCTTCCTCTTCAAGATCGTGATAACTTTCAAGAACCGCTGATTGCTGCTTGGCTGCTTCACGTCTAGCGATCAGTTCTTCAGCCTTTGAATATGCCAGTGCTTCCGCATAGGCTTCAGGGGTTTCAAACTGGTCAACGGATGCGGCTGGTGCAGCTTTCATCACCTGCGTTTCCGCTTGGCGATTTGCTTGCTCTCGTTCCCACTTACGTTGCTCTCTTGCAAGGCGTTTGCCGATGGCAGCGTCAAGTTCCTCTTGCGAGAATGTCTTGGTTGGCTGTTGTTCAGCTACTACTTCCGGCGTACTTTCAACAACTACAGGTGTGGCCGTCACATCCGGGGTTGGCGCGGAGTCTACTTCCGCTAGGTTTTGTTGGACTTCTTCAGTCATTTCGGTGAATCCTAAGATTCCCTGGTGAGCGCACCAGTACGGTTTTTACTAATATTATGCACTTAATGCAGCGACTTTATCTTGGAATGCTTTAACGCGGGCTTGCAGCGACGTTTCTTGTGCATTCAAATCAGCCGCACGTTTATCAATATCAGCTTGTTGGCTTGCCAACAAAGCAGTTTTTGCATCTGTGGTTTTTTCGCGTTTAGCCACGTCAGACTCGCGTTTGGATAAAGCCAAATTAACAGTTTTTTCTTGGTCAGCAACTTCTTTTTCTTTCGCTACCGCGTTGCTTAATGTAGCTTTAGCGTTGGCAAGCGTTTCAGCAGCTGCTGCTTGAATTGAAGCGGCAGTTTCTCTGGCTTTTGCAAGTTCTTGTTTGGCTATTTCGCGGTCAGCTACGGCGTTTTCAGCCGCAGACAAAGCGCCTTGACGAACAGCCAGCTCGTCCCGCAAAGCGGCCATGTTAGCCAAATCTATAGGCAATTGTTTGGTGAAATACTCAACGTAATTCACTGAAGCGGCATCGTTAGAGACTTGCATTTTGACCTCTTAAGAATAGTAAGTGATGTTAAGTTTGGCGCTTGCGGCCTGTTCAATAAATTGAATCTGCGACAAATCCCCGTCGTACTGCAAGGTAACACCAGCGGCCAGCGGCATACCAACAGATGCTGTTGGCGCAACATTATCATCGCGCCAGCGAACGCCTTGCGTTTCAGGCGTAATGATGGCAATCCTGGGCGTGCCGATCAAACCGTTCAAGTCACGCTGAGGGACGGTCAGCCGGGTAGCAGAACTCAGACTTGTAATTTGCTGGTAGCCCATTACCGAAGTAATTGCTTTAAGGTTAATTGCCATCAGAATCTCCTTCTTTCGGTAAATGACCGAAGTTTAATCAATAATTGATCTACGTAAGCCGCGATGGATTCAAAAAATCCACCGTCAAAAAATCCACCGCCAAAAAATGGGCCGGGTGTCATGCGTCTTTTGCACCCTCAAATTCTGGTTTTTGCTTAATGATAGCGTATAAAGCCGCACGGTCAGCACCAGCAACATAGTCACCACCAGCAATCTGCACTTTGCCTGCACTTAGGGGCTGCTTGCCTGCGTCACGGGCTTGCTTGGATGCGTAGCCGTAAATGGTCACTTCAGTGCCTTTGCCTTTGAAGTCTTCTTGGACAGCGCCGATGTTCCAGTATTCAGCGGGAATGCCGTAGTCTGTGTCGATTGATTTGATGAGTGCCATGTTTAGCCTACGAGTAAGCGGCGGCTTGTGCCGCCAGAATCTTTAATGGTAATGTAGCCTGCAACTGCAAGCAAAGCACTTGCTGTATATGTGCCAAAGCGCACGTTACCCGCGCCTTTTGGGGTTAGGTTTAGGTCAATGTCTGCGTCTGTACCGGCTACACCAAATACCGGGCCAGCGCCAGCAATAGCCCCAACTACCGTTGCATAATTTACTACCGTGGCGGCGTGGTTGACTTGAAACTGGCGAGTTGTGCTGTTTGTGCGAAAAACATGAGAGCCGCCAGTTCCCTTGGCGCTGTAAAGCATGTCTACGCTTGAGTCACTACCTTGAGCAGAAATATTAGGACTAGAACCACTTATGTTGCCCGTCACCTGTACGTAGTTCACAGCATTGGTTGTGTTAGCTACCCGTAATTGCTCGTCAGCAAGCGAGTTTGTTAAAAAACGAATTGACCCAGTGGATTGACTGCCCAGAAACAAAGATACGGCTGCATCAGAGCCAGCGCCACGAATTGAAGGGCTGTTTCCCGATATTTGCCCTCTGCAAAGCAAATAGTTAACACCCGAAGTAGTTGTTGTTACTCGCAAGCCTTCAGCCCCCGCCGCGCCACCTAAACTTGTTTGACCTGTGGCGGTCAGTGTAGTAAACGTACCCGCAGCAGCGGTGGTAGCCCCTACGATAGTTCCATCAATTGTGCCGCCCGTAATAGCTACAGCATTGGCATTCTGAGAAGCAATTGTTCCAAGATTTGAGGTTAGGGCAACAGTTCCAGAGGCATCTGGCAGCGTCCATGTGCGGTCAGCCGTAATGCTTGTGGCGCTAAACTGGCGAATAAAACCGTTTGTACCTTTCCAACTAAACATCCCTGTGTTGGATGCGTACTGGGTAAAACCAGTCGCGGGAGTTGCTGGGGCAGACCCTTGAGCGGGGAAAGAAACGGTTGTGAATGCCCCAGTGCTTGCTGTTGTTGCTCCTACTGTTGCGCCATCAATTGTGCCGCCCGTAATTGCTACGGTATTGGCATTCTGCTCTGCCATAGTCCCAACACCAGACAGCGTATGGTCAGCATTCCACGCGGTCGCGCCAGTGCTGCTAAACGAACCGTCTGCTGGGGTTGAATGATTGACTACAACTGTCATGCCAAGAATTTAAGTTTGTACAACGTGCGTAAATAAATTTCAATAATGTTGTCGATCAACTGTTGCAACGACATATCGGTTTTATCAACCACTTCATACCGATTCTCTTCAATCTGACTCAGCGAATCTTCCAAAAACTCAATAATGTTTGATGTTTTTTTGGCTGAATGCAACGTGATTGGCCCGATTAGACCGTGCCGACCTTGGTAGGCTTCCGCAAAATCATCTGCCGCATCAATGATGCGGTCATAAAAGATATTAAGTGCCGTGTGCTTGGAAAAGCTGCGAGTATTCAGATGAACACTGTGCGCTACATCACGAGCCAAAAATAACAGACCTAAAAAATCACAGGCTTTCATTGCGGCATCCTCATTTCTGGTTGCTGTTCCAGCATTTCTGGTGGCATCATTTGCTGTTCCATCTGCATTGGTTCTTCACGCATCTCAGGCATCTGGTTCATCATACCTTGCGACTCCATTGCGGCTGCGACTACACCCATCGCAATATCTTGAATCTGTTCTTCAGACATACCCGCTTGAACAGACGCAATGCGCTTGGTTTCAGCTTCGTACATCTTGATTTGCGCCTCAAAATCTTTGCGGTGCATATCCTGAACCTCAACTGTTTGACCCATGCTTTGAATCATCTGGTGCATCTGCCCTAGTTCTTGGTTCATTGCTTGCAACTGCTGTTCAGCGGCCTGCAACTCTGGCGACTTGTCGCTGGACTCCATAAACTTGGGGTCGATGGTCTTGGCAAAGCGTTTGGCCATCTCTTGTGCGCCTGGCCAATCCATGTTCTTGACAAACAGATCGCCAGCCACCGCCCACAAGTTAGGATTACCCTGCAACAGTTGCGCCATCGCTTCCAGCGCCTCTTGGCGCTTGGTTGCGTAGCCTGGGCCAGTGGTGGCCACAACATCGTACTTGCCAACGCCGGGGTTGTAGATTTTTTCGATCACAATGCCGTTTTGGTCAACAATTTTATTGACTGGTTCAGGCTGGTCAGGGTTAATCTTGACCATCTTGGTTTCGCCGTCTTCACCAATGATCCGGGCAATACGCTGGGTGTCGTAAATCTTGGG